TAAAAGTACAGTTACCTGTCAATGTCAAGATTTGTACTGAACCATTAGCTAAGTCAATTGTGTAAGCTGTAGAAGTGTTAGCAGTTACAGTTTCTTCTGTGTAACCATTGGTGAATGTACCAGCTTCAATGGTTTTGGCACTCAATGTTTGTGTGTCAGTAGTACCAACCACCGCACCGCTTGGAGCAGTTGTGCTAGACCAAGTTGTCAATGTAGCACTATAAGCCTGAACATTAGAGCCAATTGCCACACCCAAATTGGTTCTTGCAGTAGAAGCATTTGCCAGATCAGACAGATTATTGCTTGCAGTTAAGAATCCTGCAGCAGTAAATGCCGCTTGAGTCCAAGCACTTCCAGACCAAACATACAGTTGGCTTACAGTTGAATTCCAGTACAAAGCACCAGTTAGAAGTGCATTTCCATCATTGTCCACAGAAGGAGCAGATGTCTTGCTTCCCAGATATCGGTCATCAAAAGAGTCGTAACTTGCCGCTGCTGCCGTTGCACTAGAAGCCGCATTTGTTTCGCTTGTAGAGGCGTTTGAAGCGCTTGTAGCCGCATTAGAAGCAGATGTGGCGGCATTTGATGCACTAGTAGCCGCAGCAGTAGTTGAACCAAAGATAGAGTCAATCTCAGTCTTTGTGTAAGCATTAGAGATGTTGTAACCAGCAATAGTCGTTGGATTCGTTCCTGCTGTAGCACGACCATAAGCATCAAAAGTCACAGACTGGTATGTACCTGCTGTAATGCCAGAAGTCGCCAAATCGATGTTGTCTGAATTGACAACAATGCGTGAACTAGAAGCAGTACCTACATCAAGCGTATTACCAGTCTTTGTTAAACCTGCACCTGCTGTAATCTGACCTGCACCAGAGAACTGTGCCCAAGTAACAGATGTGCTTCCCAATGTCCCACCTGCATCAATGGTACAAATCCATCCAGAATCAGCGTTTGTCGTACCCTTTTCAACAAAGGTGAAAGCCGCAGTCAACTCTGTCCATGAATCAGCATCTGTAGCACGACTCCAAGTACTAGAAGCCACCACATAAATGCCATTGCCTGAAGCGGTAGATTGGTCTTTAACCAACACTCGGTCGCCAACAGATACTGCTACACCATCAATTGTTTGTGTGCCAGACAAAGTAATGTTTGCAGTTGTAGCCACAACCACAGAAGCCTTCGCATCAATACCTTGGGCTAGAGAGTCTACATAACCCTTTGTAGCCGCATCAGAATCGTTTGTAGGACTTGCCAGACCAGTAATCGTTGCCGATGTACCAGAATCCATATCTAACGAGCCAGAGATCGTTACATTGTTGAATGTAGAAGTGCCAGAAGCGGCAGTCACATTACCAGTAACATTACCAGTTACATTTCCTGTGACATTACCAGTCAAGTTACCAGTCACATTACCAGTCACATTACCTGTAACAGCACCAGTCAATGGGCCACTAAATCCTGTTGTTGCAGTAACATTAGTACCAGTAATCGCGGCAGCAGAAGAACCGCCAATAACTGCGCCATTGATCGTGCCTGCGCTAATGGCGGCAGAAGCAATCGTAGCGGCTGAACTAACAGTTAAGTTGGTAAAAGTACCTGCTGCGGCAGTAGAAGCACCAATAGTCGCACCATTGATTGTTCCACCAGTAATCGTTGCAGAAGCATTGTCTGTTTTTGTAGCTACAGCAGTGGCAATATTGTTGAACTCTGTATCAATTTCAGTACCTTTGACAATCTTTAGAGGATTGCCTGGTGACAGATTATCTTTAGATGCAAAGTTAGTGGATTTTGTGTAATTTGACATGGTTTATCCTATCTTGCCTTCTTTGGCCTGAATTTCAATCTTCTGTATAGACAATTGAGTTCCGTTTATGGTTGCCTCATAACCTGTTTGCACAATCTTACCTGCACTTGAAGCATTACTTGTCAATGCCTTGATTGGAATACCGCTTGTAAAGTCTGCAACAGCATACTCAGCAGTTCCATACTCATAACTTACTTGAGTGGGTATAAAGATGTTCTCTGACTGGTAAGAGCCAGAATAATCAAACCCCCACTTGATCGTGAGATATTGATTTGAACCACCAATCACCACAGCAGTAATAGACTTCAAAATAGAAATCTGGTTAGGGTTTCCCAAGTCGGCATTGTTTGTGTAGTACAAGAAGCGATAGCTTGATGTGTCATCAAGATAAGTACCATACTTGCCGATATAGCCATTCTTGCCAATATACAAGTCACCATTTCTTAGTGACTTTAGACAAGTTGGAGAAATAGAGTCCCACTTCGTTACACGGGAAGCGCCATCTTGCAATGATTGTTTGGTGTCAAAGCAGTAAACTTGCAAAGTAGCAGGCAAAACAAGCAGGTAAAAAGCGTTTTTCTCTGAGTAAACAGACTTAATGTTGGCTAATGTTTCGCCTGCCAAAGATGATTCCAAATCAAATCGAACATTCTTAGACAGGTCACGCAAAGGAGCAGACTTCTCTTGAATCGTTCTCATCAATGAACGAACACCTGAGTCTGACAAGAAAACAACATCAGAACCAATGCTCTGAATAGTGTCCCTTGCGATACAACCAATTGAGCCTACTGTGTCACTAAGAACGATTCCAGAAGGAGTTGAAGCGCCTGAGTAAACAAGAATCTGCTTCTTACCAAAGATAAACAAGAAGTCATTGTGAGCAGCCAAGCCCATCACTTCATCAGCGCCATTAGGCCACACACGAGAAACGTCCAAAGAGCCTGAAGTGCCACCAGTCCATACATGACCAGCAATCAGGTCAGAAAAGCTGATAGTGACCTTATCTGTAGCAGTATTAGCCACCCATAGACGACCAAATGCAGAGATACAAATGTTTGCTTGCGGAACAGTACCAGTTGATCCTGATTTCTCAGAAACTCTACGATAAGTAGTAGTACTTACAGCAGGGTCGTAAATCAAAGCATCGTGACCAGTCTGGAAGAAATATGCAACCCCATTAAGAGAAGCACACTGCCAATTGCTTGCAGAAATGGTAGGAGCAGTACCACCCCCTCCATAGGTCAACTCAGTCACTGCATTTGCAGTACCAAGTTTAAAAATCTTATTGTTGCCAGCAAACAACACAGTCAATGTGCCATCATTCTGTACCAACTCATGAATTACACCAACATCGTTAGCACCAAGGTTTCCAGAAGATGGATTAACCTTTGACCAACCTTTTCTAGCACCAATACGACCATATTGATCCAAGATGCAGTTAGTGGCAACTAAAGCAAAGCCAGCACCCAAATCCAAGGGTGAATCTTCAGTATTCAGGCCATAAAAGCCTGGCGCTGACAGACTATAACTTTGTAATGGAGATGCCATTAGACTGCCTCAAAGTTAGATTCTTCAGGATAACGAGTACTTTCTGTCGCTATTGCGTCAGACAACATACCCCTGAACAAAGCATAAGCCTCTGAACTAGATGTGCCACCATCCTCGCCACGCTCAATCAAAGCACGGGCATAAGCACTCTGTGTCACCAAGTAGTCCAAAACAAGAATAGTTGTGTTATCAGAGGTCAAAGCTGCTTGAGGGACAACAACATCAAAGTACAAAGTAAACACACCACTAGGAATGGGATACAAATCAATCTTGGTATCTCCACTGGCATCCACACCGTTGTAGCAAAACTCTGTAGGAATTGATTGTGCAGGCGTGCTAAAGTTCAATTTACGATTCATGCTCGCAAAAGGAATGTCACGCAAAGTTACATTGCTTGTAACGTTAATAGCATCTAAAACGCGGAACTTCTGACCAACACCTGTCAAAGCATAAGAGTGTGTACCAGCAGTAGTTGTTACTGTGACAGTAGATGTCAAAGCATTCCAAGTGTAAGAATCTTCAATTTGACGTTTAGCATCGTTAACAAACTTGCCAATCAAAGCGGAATACGCGGTCTCACCAACAGTAGATACTGTTTGTTCACGCAAACGCACAAGCACATCGTTTACTAATTCTAAGTAGGTCATGATCGTTGTGCTCCATAAATCTCAAATGTTGCCAACACAGAAAACGTGCTTCCAGATTCGGTTGTAACTCGCAATTGATCTCCCTCTTCCATAACAATGTAAGAGCCATCAAACTTTAAATATTCTTTTGATGCCATGCTATAGGCAGTAAGAATATCCCATGATGCAGATGCACTGGCATCGTACCATTCGCAAGTGATTGATTTTGTAGAACCTGTTGTATTGTGTAAATACAAGAGATTGAAGAGAGCATAGTATCCCGTTGGTACTGTGTAAACAGTAGTCAGCGTGGCGGCTGTTGGTTCAACTCCAACGGATATAGGTCTCACTTCTTATTCCTCTTAGAGATCGCCGCAGCTTTTGCTTTAGCGTCTTCCTTGGACGATGCACCCCAAGCTCTAAGAGATAGAAGGAGTCGAGTAGGCTTCCCATCTTTCATCTCAGCGCCAGGCATATTGCCCATACGTGCTAAAAAGGAGGCCCTTCTAGGGTTGTCACCCGACTTTACTGGAGCCTTTAGATTGCCACCAGTTTCTGCATTATACGATGCTCTTCCTTTGGCATTCAAGCCCCCTTTTGGGTTTTTTCCTGCTTTTGTTTGCCAAACGGGAGATTTCATTACTTCACCTTTTTAGGTTTCTTTGCAGTCTTAGCAGCCGCCTTAAAAGCCGCTTCAGTTGGAGCGCCTTTAGAGCCGACCTTACGCATCTTTTCGCCTGAACCAGCCTTGATTCGCTCTTGTTTAGCATGAATATTGGCATAGAGTCCTTGCTTCATTTCTTCTTCCTTTTTGATTCGGAAATAGCAATAGCAATCGCTTGTTTAGGACTCTTAACTACTGGCCCTTTTTTGCCAGAATGAAGAGTTCCTTCTTTAAACTCACGCATCACCTTCTTAATCTTTGTGGCGGGTTTCATTTGCCACGACCAGTCTTTTTCATCATGTTCTTAGCAGTACGCTCACCACGCATAGGCATGGGTTTTGTCTTTGGTTTGCCAACAGCAATCATGATTGCCAAGGGCATACCTTTAGGTGGATTTTTGGGTTTAGTCTGTTTCATCGGATCACCTTTGTTGCAACAAATGAAATAATACCGCCTACGACAGAGGCGATAGCCATACCTACAAAGAAACCACCTTTAGACCGATTAGCCATCTCTAAAAGGGCTTTAATATCTTGGCGAAGTGCGTGGACTTCTAACTGGAGAGCTTCTACTTGAGCCTCCAATTTTCCGAATTCTCTTGGGTCAATTTCCGACATTTTCGACTACCTTCTTAGGTCTACCCAACTTTTTGGGTTTTTGATCCTCAATTACTGGTTGTTCAGTAATCTCTTCATCAATCCTAATGTAGCCCTGATGACCTTTCATAGAGTCAATGTCATGCTGATACGTAAATGTAACAGTTTGACCACTCTGTAGACACTTAAAGGTTGCCATAAGAACTCCAAAAAAAACCCCCCACCCGTGAGGATGAGGGGCAAGTGGCAACCATTAGGCTGGAACTGCCAACGCAAAGGCGCTGGAAGACAAAGCTGCACCAGTTGTAGCGGCAGTGCGAACTGCTTTTACGCCATACAGTGTGTCAGATGTGAACAGAGTAGCCAAGTACTCTTGTTTGTACTGAACTTGTGAGCGAACACCAACTTGCTCAACCAGAACCATGGAGTCCTTGTGGCCCATCAAGCAGATGCGGTCAGCGCCAGAGTTACCTGCGCCGTAATCAGCATTGCTAGTTGTGAACACGGGGATACCATACAGTTGACCAATTTCACCAGTACGGATTGCATTGCCATTACCAATAAAAGCCTGCTCAGTGTAACGGGCAAGACCCATCAATGTTGCGCGGCTTGAAGGGGGAATAACAAAGAAGCGACCATCCATGGGAGTGTCGTTGTCATCCAAGCGTTGAATAGTGCGGCGAATAGCAGCATCAGTCAAAGCAGCGGCGTTAGAGGTAGAGCTGTTATAAGCAGTTGTACCGTCAGAACCGATAAACGCTTTGGTGCTAGATGTAGCAGTAGCGTAGTCGTTAGTGCCAACAGTAGCGCCGTTAAAAGCACGACCCAAACGAACCAAGTCTGTATCCACTTGGCGAGCCAAAGCGTAACCAGCATCGGCAGTGTAGAACTGACGCATGCTGTTCAATGCTTGTGCTTCAACAATGTCCTCGATCAAACGTGAATACTCGTAGTGCTTATTGATAGCAACTTGAACTTCAGTCTCAGTGGCGGCAATCAAAGTGACTGCTGTTTCAGAGGCTTTAGCAGAAGCAGAACCACGTGTGGGGGCTGGAATGTGAACTGTGTCACCTTTCTTGCCCTTGAAGTTCATCTTCATAACCAAATTAGCCAAAACAAGATTTTTCTTGTATGCGGCTACGATCTCGTCACTCCAAATCTCAGGAATGAACGTTGCTGCTGTGGTCGTTGTGACCGATGGGGTTGGATATGCCATGATTAAATCTCCTAAAAACGATGTTTAACGAACCCGTTTCTCTGCATAAGCTTGCATAATTTCATCAGCAAGTGCTATGTAGCGATCTGGGTCTTTCAATTGAAGCTGAATAAGGTCTTGCCTACGATAAATCTTCTTTGATGATTCACCAGAACCACCTACATCAACCGCTACTGCCTTTAAGTTCTGCTTGCGAGTTGCCTCACCTTCATCACTTACTTGCTTGTTCCTTACAGAACGCAGTTGTTTGTAAGTAGAAATCAATTCATTGGCAGAGTCGAAATCATATCCAGCATCGGCTTCTTGAAAGAGTTTTAAGCGAACAGGGCTAGACTTCACCCAGTTTGCAAATTCCTGATCTTTTGCGATGTCGCCAAAATCGGGATGCTCTTGCGCCAACCTTTGCTGAACTTGCACCTTTTTCATCTCAAGGGTCGCTAGGCGAGCCGCTTGGACGTCAGGGTGATTGTCAACAGTCCTTTGAATTGCTTTCTGTGGATTCTCAAAGAAATCTACTTCAGGCTCTTCCTGCTTTGTCTGTTGCTGTTTAGACACCAGGTTCTGTTTGATGAGTTCATCAGCAAGTTTTCGGACTTCGCCAACTTCTTGTGCTTGCTTACCAATGAGCTTCTCAGCCTCTTGGTGCATTTTCACAATCTCGTCTAAACTTTTATCCCTGTATTTCTCAGGAAGTTCAGGCTTTTGCTCTGCCTTCTGCTCTTCGATCTCTAACTCACCCAACTCTTCTTTGTCGTCATCAATCAACATACTTTTTCCTTTTCCTGCCGTCAATCGGTTGTAGGACATTCAACTCGGCATAATTGCTTATGAGTTGGCTTTGCGTTCAGCCTTTAATTTATCAGTGTGGCTTTTCCCAAACTTGGCATGAGCCGTTGGAAAGGAACCTGACCACCCTTCTAACTTAAAAGCTGGCGCGGATAAAATGCGATGAGTTTCCTCACCACACTCACATACCAGAGTTGTTGCCTCATAATCAACAAATCTGTCTGTTTTGTGCCCGTTTTTACAGGCAAATTCATACATTCTTTTCATCTAAGTCCTCAAATGCTTGCTCGCTGACCTGTTTCAAGTTTTTCAGCCAAATAAGTATTGATAACTCACCTTTACGAAATTGTAGACCTTTTTCATCCACAATTGTTGAGATATTGTTGATTGGCTCAATCATCTTGTCAATATCCTCCATCAAATCTGCCCAACCTTGTGTGGACATCATTGAGAAGCGCTCTTCATAGTACTTTTGAAGTTCAGGTGTCATTGCTTAGTCATCTGTTTTTCAACAATCTTGGCTTTATTCTTAATATCAGCCTCTTTGAGTAGCAAATCTGCAACTTTTACCCGTTTGTCAAACTCACGAGATGCCAAATCTGCCTCATTTGGTAGATTCTTGGTTGTAGCAGCCATGCTCTTAGCTTGCAACTCAATAGGCATCAGTTGAGCCTCTGTCAACAACTTCTGAGCCTCGGCCTTATTCTGCTCTGCTTGAGTCGTTTGGACAGCAATCTGCGCTTGTGCCAGTTGCAAAGCCAATTGTTGTTGCATTTGCGCTGCTTGTTGGGCTTGTGGATCGCCAGAAGCCATCTTATCGAGCATTGCAATCAACTCATAGCGGTTTGACAACGATGAATTAGCCATGATCCCCTTGAGAATGATTGGCAAAACAGGTGTATTGGGGCCAAGAGTTTGCAACAAAGCAATAAATTGTTGTTGTTCATGCTCACGAGCAATGATTCCCAAAGCGGCAGTCGGAATAAACTTCATGTCCACAGTAGGATAACGCTCTGGGTCGAACTGCATATAGCGGTAGGCGGCTTTGGTGATGAAGGGGATCATAAAATCCTCTTGGAAGTTCACCAATGTACGCTTGTATTTCTTGATAATCGAGGCTACAGCCATCGAAATACCACCTTGACCTGCATCACGGGACACAGCAGACACCATTCCCTGTGAATCAAGCGTACCCGTTGCCTGAAGTAGCATTCTTTCAAACTCTTTGGCAGTCGTCAGGTTAGAACCATCAGTATTGCCGAACTTGAATGGGAATAAAATCTCATTAGGATTGCCGTTTGTCAGGATAGCCTTGCCTGGTTTAACCTCAAACTTCGCACCACGGGGTAGGCGTGTGGCATCCATAGCCATCATTGGGCTAGTAGTCAGCGCCAAAGAATCTAAATGTGAACGAACTTGGGCATCAATAGCCTTTTGAGAGTTGTAAGCCTTCTCTACAGTACCACGACCCAACAAACGATTAGGAACTGTGTCGTCCTGATAAGCAAGGATTGGGCGGTCTTTCATCATGTATGGATTCTTCTCGGCTTTGAGGAGAACACCATCATTGGCAATCACGACAATTGCTTCAACTAGATCGGCATATTCGTCTTGGGTAGAGTCTTCAGGGAATAAGTCCTCGACTTCACCTTCTTCGTTTTCCAGTTGTTCAAGGTATTCACGAGGAACCAGACCATAGTAGGTTAACAACTTAACCTTGTCATCCTCATACTGGCTAATCTCTTGGGTAGGCTCTAAGTCCGTATCCATTGAGTCTGTGCCAATCTTTACCTTGCGGTAAATACCATCTTCTTGGCCTTTGACGACCTTGTGGATGGAAACATACTTCTCAATTGCAACACCCATGCAGTCATCAATAGATGTGCCGTTAGGGTCAAACAAGAAGTTACGAGGGTTAACAGGAACAATCTTTACTGCGACTCGGTCTTGCTCAACAACACCAATGGCCGCTTGTGTTTGACCAGGGATAGGTTGTGTTGCAGGAACATAAACCTTCTCTGTTTTGACAACAATCTCACCAATACCAGTGCCGTAAATCTCTGCCAACAGTTCAATTTGGTCAATGGACTTACGAATCTTATCGACCTTAAAGTCTT